TCATCTCGCCGATCTGGGCGGGGCCCATCGCGTAGCCGCCCTCGGGGCCGAAGTCGAACAGCACCCAGACGACGGGCTTCGGGTTCAGGATCGAGGCGCGCCAGAGGTTGCGATACCCCGGCGAGCCGGCGTCCGCGAGGCCCGAGAAGGTGAACGTCGGGGGCTTGGGCGACCCGAGCTTCGTTGACGAGCCGCACATATCGTCGAGTGCGATCGAGTCGGGCGCCTGCCCCGCGATCGTGACCGCGGCCAGGCAGACGTGCATCAGGTCGACCTCGCCGCCCGCGAAGGTCAGCGCCTGCAGGGTGCCCGTGGCCACGGCCGCATTGAACTTCGTGCCGTCCACGTCCGGCAGCAGGAACCCGGTGGCCGATACCGTGGCGACCTTGAACGCATAGCCATCGAGCAGCGGCTCCCCCGTGTCCTGGAACCGCACGTAGTCGCCGGCCGCGATGCCGGGGGGCATGGTCGCGGGCGTCACGACCGGGGGCGCCGCCTTCGTGATCGACGTGACCGCGACCGCCGTGGGCGGCGATACGGTCGCGTCGACGTTGCTCACGTACATGTGCGCTTCGCTAACGATCTTGGTCATGGTGCGGCCCTCCTTTGCGGGCGGTCAGGGGTTCGAGAGGCCGCACGTCGCGGCGATCGTGATGTCCGCGCGGTTGTGCGAGGGCAGGATCTCGACGAAGTCGAACGTGCGCGCCGCGTCGTCGTCGAGGTCGACCGCGCGCCAGTCCGGCTCCACCGTCACGCCGGGCGTCTCCCGGATCGTGATACGCCACGTCACGCCCGCGAGCTCGCGATCGGCGGCGAGGTACTCGCGCCCCGAGATCGAGTCGACCGCGGCGTCGACCTCGATGACGGGCGCCCATTCCTTGACCGCGCCCCCGAAGGCGTCGCGGGTAACCCCGATCGGCCGCTCCAGGCGCAGCCAGTGGCGCAGGCGTCCGGCTTTCATGCGTCGGGCCTCCAGAGCAGGACGGAGCCCGCCTCCTGCGGCTCGGCCAGCCCTTCCGGGGCTTCGCGGTGTTCGTACAGGGCCGCGGCCCGGCGCAGGATCGCGCGGCGCACGCTCGGCGAGAGCTCGTCCGCGGTGGCACAGCCCGCCGTGAACGTGAACAGGCCCCCGGCCGGCGCGGCGACGAGCGCCGGGGCGCCCAGCACGCAGGAGCCCACGCCGCCCGGGTCGGTCTGGAACACCTCGTAATCGAGCGACACGTCGAGGCCGTCCGCGTCGAGCACGACGAGGGTCGTGACGTTGTTGAAGGGCAGCTTCATCAGCACGCGCTCGCCCGGCACCGTCACGCCGCACGCATCCCACCACGGCGTCCACAGCGCCTCGGGCTGCAGCACGATCACGCGCTCGAAGAACGTCGCGTTCGTCTGGCGCTCGATGTCGTCGATCGCCTGCGCGACCTGGTCGGTGATGAAGAGGTCGTCGCGCGTGTGGCGCACGCGCATCTGGGACTTCGCGAGGTCGAGCAGCGCGGCCGGCAAGCCCGCGCGATCGATGGAGTCGACGGTGTAGCTCATGCGTCGGCCCTCCGCAGGGTGCGCACCTCGTCGACGATCGCGTCGACGAGCGGCTCCAGTGCCAGCGTCTCGGTGCGGCGCGCTCGCTCGCGCCCCGTCGCCCAGGTGATCGCAAGGCCGAGGGTGTCGGCGTCGAAGGCGAGCGCCTCGATGGTGTCGCCCGCCTCGCCCGGCGCGCCGGGTTGTCCGGGTAGACCCTGAGCCCCCCGCTCACCGGGTGAGCCATCGCGTCCGGCTCGGCCGCGCCCGGCGACGACCGTATCCGCGCCCCCGGCATGCAGGACGAGCCCGAAGTCGCGCACGTACAGGTCGCCCTCGACGTAGGTCGCGCCCTCGCGCCAGGGCGGCGCGAGCCGAAAACCGGCGCTGCCGATGCGCGCCCAGTCCTCGGGGGCGTCGGGGCCAGGCGCCGCGGCCGTGTCGCGCAACGCGCGCCAGTGCTGGCCGATGAACGCCTGCACGAGCGCGCCCTCCCGGTAGACGCCCGGCACCCAGGACGCGGCCTCGATGCCGGCGCCGTCGTGACCCGCTGGACCGGCCTCGCCGCGCTCGCCAGGGGCGCCGGGCTCGCCGGCCGGTCCGGGCTCCCCCGCGGCGCCGGGCTCGCCCGCAGGACCGGGCTCGCCGCGTTCGGGGGGCGGGCGCCGCTCCAGCGCGTCGACCTGGCGGCGCAGCGCGTCGAGCTCGGCGCGCACGGGGGCGAGCTCCGAGCGGATGACCTCGCCCACCGTCACGCCGAGCTCGTGCAAGCCCAGCACTTCGAGCGCCGACAGTCCTGCATTCATGATCGCGCCTCGCAGGTTTGAACAATCGCCGCGCGCAGGATCGCCGCGCGTGCGGCCATCAGTGCTTTCGCGGCGCTACCATCGTCACCGCTCGCGCCGGCGTTCGGCGGTGATCCATCGGACGCGTTGCCGTCCCCGCTCGCCGGCGGTGCGCCGGCCGCTGGCGCCGGTGCGGGCACCCCGGCCGGCTTGGGCTCGGTGCCCATCGGTACCATCTGCGCCTGCAGGTACGGCTGATCGCCGAACGGCACCGGGGACAGACCCTCCCTGGAGCGCGCCTCGTTGGGCGTCATCAGCCCGCCCTGGATCGCCTTGCACGTCGCATCGATGCGCCCGGCGAAGTCCGAGCGCAGCAACGCCCGCACGTCGAGCTCGACGTAGTCGCTCGGCGACTGCAACCCGAAGAGGGCGTCCAGCGATCGCTCGATGTTCTCCAGCAGCGCGCCGAGCGACACCGCGAGCCACTGATTGACGAGCGCCTCGACGTTGGTCAGGGTCGCGTGCGTCAGGTCGCCGATCACGGGCAGCGGCACCCCGAACACGCGCGCGATGTCCTCGATGGACAGGCGCTGCGCCTCGATGAGTTGCGCGTCGACGGAAGAGATCGCGAACGGCGCGAACTTCAGCCCGTTCGACAGGATCGGCATGCCGCCGTTTTCCAGCCGCGCCGCCTGCTCGTCGAACGCGGTGCGCAGTTCGCGCATCTTGTCGGTCGTCATCGCCATATCGGTGGACAGCGCGCCCGAGGGGCGGCGCATCTGGCTGAAGAACGACAGTTGCGAGCGTTGCAAGGTGACGTTGATGCCTGCGGCCATCGCGGCGGAAGCGAGCGGCGTCTCCCCGATGAGCGGGTGGCGCGGGCAGTAGGTGCGCAGGTGCAGCACGTCGGTGGCGCGGGCCATGCCGGACGTGGTGTCGACGATCGGCAGGTCGGGCGCGAGCGGGTTGTCGCCGAGCGCGTAGAAGATCGTGCCGTCCTCGGCGACGTAGGGCGCGCACGAGCCGTGCGGCATGCGCCAGAGCGCGACGACCTCGCCGCGCGCGTTGCGCATCGCCACCGCGTAGGCCGCGCCCTCGAACTGGAGCGCGGCGACCATGTTCAGGATGAACTGCGGCCACGTCTCGGCGGCGTTGGGCTTGCGCAGCACGCGCGACGCGGCGCTCGTCGTCACCGTCGTGACGTTGCCTTTTTCGTCGACGTGCTTGTGCGCGGCGTAGCACTGCGAGACGGCCCGCGCGTTGGACAGCACCGCGGCATAGGCCGCGGGGATGAGTCGGCCCTCGTAGCCACCGATCGCCAGCCCACGCTGGAAGCCGTCCTCGATGCGCCCGAGCGGGAACAGGTGCCCGAGGTGGCCGGTCGCGAAGAACGGGCCGCGCCAGGAACCTTCCGGTCCGCCGAACAGATCCTTCACGCGCGCGGTCAGGCGCTCGATCCAGGGGCGGCGGGCGTCGGCCATCGCGGGGTGCGCCTTCAGCGGCGCCGACGCGCGTTCGCCTGCAGGTCGGTGGTCTGGTAGACGCCCGCCCGGCGCGCGGGGTTTACCGCAGCACGCGCCGCTCCGACGGCGGGCAGGACGAGCACCCGGGGCGCAGGTGCTGCGGCGGGCGTTGCGGCACGCGCAGCTGCTCCCCCGCGCCTCGGGGTCGCCCGTGCGGAGGATACCGCACCCGGGGCGTCATCCTCGCGCGTGGCCGGAAGCGCGACCTCGTCGAGCTCGTGATCGTCGAGCGCGACGACGAGGGTCAGGCCCCCCGGGGGATCGTCTTCGATCACTTCACTATCCTCCGGGGCTTCGCC